GACCAAAGAACCTCAGCGACAGCCGATTCATGGACTCCACCAATGACCTCAACCGAAAACCTACCGTTCTAATGATCATTGAAAAGATAGCCATAGCGGATCTCACACCAGACCCAGAGAACGCTCGCACCCACGACAGCAAGAACCTCAAAGCCATTGCAGGCTCACTTGAGCAGTTCGGTCAACGCAAACCCATCGTTATCACCGCCAAGAATGTGATTATCGCAGGCAACGGAACAGTCAGGGCAGCACAAGAGCTCGGCTGGACACACATAGACGCCACACGCCTCCCAGAGGACTGGACACCCGACAAAGCCAAAGCCTACGCTCTCGCAGATAACCGCACAGCCGAACTCGCAGACTGGGATGCCAAAATCCTGGCAGACCAACTCATAGACCTCGACAGCATGGGCTGGGATGTTTCAACCTTCGGCTTTGAAGAAATCAACCCACTCATCGATCCAAGCGATGACGATGACATTCCCCTAACCTTTGATGACAAACCAGCAATTACCAAAGCCGGAGACATTTATCAGCTCGGCAACCACCGCCTTATGTGCGGAGATTCAACAAAAGCCGAAGATGTAACCCTCCTCATGAACGGTGAACTAGCCGACTGCATTTTCACTGATCCACCATGGAATGTAAACTACGGAGACATCAAAGAAGGCAATATTCAAAACTATAAGCCTCGCAAGATCCTAAACGACAATTTAGGTGACCAATTTGGCAGTTTCTGCGACCAATTCGCTCTCCAACTGAAAACAAACACCAAACCTGGTGCGTTGATTTATCTGGTCATGTCAGCACAAGAATGGCCTGTAATCCACAAATCACTCCAAGACGCAGGCTTCTACTGGTCATCAACCATCATCTGGGCTAAAGACGCTCTCGTGCTATCCCGAAAGGACTACCACACACAATACGAGCCAATCTGGTACGGCTGGAGCGAAGGAGCAGGCAGACTGCAAACCGTCGTTGACCGCAAACAAACCGACCTTTGGAACATACCTCGACCAAGAGTATCTGAGCTCCATCCAACCACCAAGCCGATAGAACTGATCGCCAGAGCGTTGACCAACAGCACCAAACAGAAAGACTCTGTCCTCGACCTATTCGGTGGATCAGGCTCAACCCTAATTGCTGCAGAGAAACTAAACCGCTCCTGCTTCATGATGGAACTCGACCCGAAATACTGCGATGTCATCGTAAAGCGATGGGAAGATTTGACCGGACTCAAAGCCGAACTGATTACCGCAGAAACCACAAGTTAGGCTGTAACCATGGCACGACCGAAAGGCAGGCTACCAAAACCGGAAGTCCTAGCTAAAGAAGCCGAGGTAGTCAAACTCAGGCGTGGTGGCCTCACATGGGATCTAATCGCCAAACAGACAGGCTACCGTCACGGATCTTCCGCTCAAGACGCGTACGCCAGAGCCTGCCAGCGTATAGTCCGAGATGACATTGAAGCCATCCGCAAAATGGAAGAAGACCGGTTGGACATGGCTCAAGCGTCTATCTGGTCTAAAGTTATGCAGGGAGACATTTCTGCCATAAACGCTTTTATAAGAATCCAGGAACGCAGAGCCAAACTCCTTGGACTAGACCAGCCACTACGACAGCAGATTGAAGTGACCAATTATGACGGTGACACCATTGATGCCGAAGTCCGAAGGCTCGTCGAGCTCCTTGATAGCAGCTCGCAGAGTCAAATGGACTCACCTCCAAGCCAGACCTAATCAGATCCCATCTGACGGTGACTGGCGTGTCTGGTTGCTGTTGGCTGGTCGTGGATTTGGTAAAACAAGGTCGGCAGCCGAGTGGCTTGCCTTTGAGGCTTCTCGGAAACGCAACACCAGGTGGGCGATTGTTGCACCGACCTTCGCTGACGCTAGAGATACCTGTGCCGAGGGTGTTTCCGGTGTGGTGCAAATCCTACGAGAGTATGGAACTCTGCAGGACTACAACCGTTCTATCGGTGAGATTGTGCTGACCAACAAAAGCCGAATCAAACTCTATTCAGGTGAAGAACCGAACCGTCTGCGTGGGCCACAGTTCCACGGTGGCTGGTTTGATGAGCTCGCTTCATTCAAATACGCTGACGCATGGGATCAGTACCAGTTCGGTTTACGCCTTGGCGATAAGCCACAAACCGTGGTCACCACAACGCCTCGACCGGTGAAACTTATTAAAGATTTGGTCGCTCGTGAAGGCATAGAGATTGTGCGTGGATCGACATTTGATAACGCTGCCAACCTAGCTGAAACCGCTCTCGCTGAAATGCGACTCCGATACGAGGGAACACGCCTCGGCAGGCAGGAGCTATACGGTGAGATTGTTGATTCTGTTGATGGAGCGTTGTGGACTCACGCATTGATAGACCAGGAACGAGTCACCGAATACCCTCCGTTGATGCGTGTCGTTGTGGCGATAGACCCTGCGGTCACTTCTGGTGATCAGTCCGATGAGACAGGCATCGTGGTTGCAGGCATGACAAATGATGGACATTATTATGTGCTGAAAGACCTGACCCTAAGAACTTCGCCAGAGCGGTGGGCTAGGGTCGCTGTGCAGGCTTTCCACGACTATAAGGCTGACCGTGTTATCGGTGAAACAAACAACGGTGGAGACATGATTGAACTGCTCCTCCGGCAGGTCGATCCGTCTGTGCCTTACAAGAAGGTGACAGCGACCAGAGGTAAGTTGGTGCGAGCCGAACCGGTGGCAGCCTTGTATGAACAGCGTAGAGCTCACCATGTTGGGTTGCTCCCTGAGCTGGAAGATCAGATGTGCAACTACACGCCTGACTCCAACACTTCCCCCGACCGTATGGATGCGATGGTGTGGGCTATGCACGAGCTGATGGAATCGCAGTCAGGTATTATGGGTTTAGCGTCTTTAGCGAAATTCTGTCCGTCTTGCAGGATGCCGATAACAAGGTCGGCTGTTATCTGCACTTATTGTTCCACTTCTTTGGAGAACTAATGGCTTTCATAAATCTCCCACCAAGCCTGCAAGGGATCATTTCTGGTATTGAGAACAGGCTTGCCAAGTTGGAGTTAGGTCGCAGGTTTACTTTCCCGAATGTGGCGTCTGATCCGGCTAACCCTAGAAACGGTGACGCCTGGTTGAACACCACAAGTAATACGCCTAAATATGTGGATGCGACTGGAGCGGTCAGCACCTTTGGTGGTGGCGGTGGATCTTCATCTACGGTGGCAATCAAACCTGTTTCAGGTTATTACTATTCTTGGCTGCCTAATGACACAGTAAGCGGAAGTGCATGGGGCTCGCTTAATGGCACAGTTTATGCTCAACCATTCTCTATTGGGACATCAGCAACAGCCACTCGCATTGCCGTGAATGTGCAAACAGGTTCTGCTAGTGCTGTAATCCGTTTAGGAATCTACAATAACGATGCGACCAGCGACAAACCAGGAACAAGACTATTGGATGCAGGAACGGTGTCTGTCGCTACATCAGGATGGAAAGCCATAACTATTTCGCAAGCCTTAACTGCTGGCACTTATTGGCTGGTGGCATTACAGATTGCAGGATCTAGCGGTGGCGGATTTGACCCTGCAACAACAGGCTACTCATTCACAGGGCAATTACCTTATGGCACAACAGCAAGTCCAAGTAATAGCTATGCCACAGGATTCACGATGTCAGGTCAAACCGGTCTGCCAGCGACATACTCATACAACGGAACAGCCTTACTTGTTCCCACAATCTGGTTAGGTTTCTAATGGCACTAAACATCACATACGGTGAAGGCGGTTTCTGCGAAAACTGCGATGACACACACGAACACCCACTCCACAACATACTGGAGCAAACCGAAGTTGCTGATCCATCAACCTCCAACCAGCAGACAGCGAAAGAATCAGCTCAGGCAAAACTCAAAGCGTTAGGATTAACTGATGAAGAAATCCAAGCCATGATTGGTAAATAATGGGACTACTAGACAACTTTGCCAAACGAGTGGCAGACCAAATCACCAAAGCCTCACCAGAGATTGCACCAATCCCTGAATGGCAGATGCAACAGCAACGCTCCTACGGCAACACCGTAGCCTTGCCAAGAGACCCGAACCTAGCGAATGTTCCGTTCACACCAGGTTTGCCTCTAATTCCAGGATCTATCAACCCAGTCAGACCGGATGGCAGACCTGATCCAAGACGCTATGAATATCAAGTAGCTCAAAACATAAACATAACTGAAACACGCCTTGTTCCATTCAAAACGCTTAGAGCCGCAGCCGAGCAGATAGACATCCTACGCAGATGCGTGGAAGTCATGAAACAAAAGATGATTGGTCTGAAGTGGGACATCGTTCTTGGCGAAGACGCTGTTGAAAAGGTGATGGCAGACTCTGGTGAGAAGAACCGGATACGAGCCATGTCCATTGCCAAAGATAAGTTCGGTGACGAGATTTCAAGAGCCAAACAGTTCTGGGAAGTTCCCGACCTGAGCAACGGACTGATCTTCGCTGACTGGCTCAACATGGCTTTAGAGGACATCCTGGTTTTAGACGCATGGGCTGTATGGCCACAGAAGACCGTAGGAGGCGATCTGCGAGGCTTGCAGGTGCTTGACGGTGCAACAATCAAACCGCTCATTGATGACCGTGGTATGCGACCGCTACCGCCACAGCCAGCGTTCCAACAGATTCTCTACGGTTTCCCACGCTCCGAATTTGCTGCACCAACCGAAGGCGAAGATGTGGATGGCGAGTTCACCAGCGATGAGCTTCAATACATGATTCGCAACCGCAGAACCACAACCATTTACGGTCTGTCCCCAGTCGAGCGAGCCTTGCCTTTGGCAGACATTTATCTTCGCAGACAGCAATGGCTACGAGCCGAATACACCGATGGCGTGTTGCCGGAACTTATGTTTAAGACTGACGCCAACTTCGGCAATAACCCTGATCTGTTGCGAGCCTACGAGAACATCCTGAACGATGACCTTGCAGGTCAAACCGAACAGCGTAAACGAGCCAGACTGCTCCCTGCCGGACTTGACCCTGTCCAGATGGATGGTTACGCTGAACGCTTTAGCGATGTTTTAGACGAGTTCCTGGTGACCAGCATTTGTGGTCACTTCGGTGTTATGCCAACCGAAATCGGTTTCACACCAGCAAGCGGTTTAGGCGGTGCAGGTCATCAGGCAGGCGAAGCCACCTCATCCGAGGTTATTGGTCTGATCCCTCTATCTCAATGGGTCGGCAGGATGCTTTCACAAATGTCTTATGTTTGGCTGGGTATGCCAAGAGAGCTAGAGTTCCGGTTTATGCCTTCTGACCGTAACGACTCACAGATGTTAGCTCAAACCCTAGACAACAAAGTCCGTGGCGGTCGCATGACTTTGAACGAGGCAAGAGCCGAAGAGGGTCTGCCACTTATAGATTCACCTCTAGCCGACCAGCCTTTGTTTGTTGCTGGTGCAGGGCTATTCACTCTAACCGATGACGGTCTGATCCCTGTATCTACAGGAGGTATAGACACCACCGATGCTGGTGAAGCCTCGGTTGCTGTGCCAGCCGATTCGCAGGAGGAACTGCCAGACGAGTCTCCAGCCGAAGAAACATCGACCGAAGAAACACCAGCCGAACCTGAAGCACCAGAGGATGTGGATCAAAGCGAGGAGAGCCTAGACCTTATGGCACATAAGGCTGCTGTCCAGGAATCTAAGGCTTTTATACGCTGGCTTAGAAAGTCACCAACCAGACCTTTCACCTTCACCGCCATGCCTGCAACCTACGCTGAAACCCTTAACAAGTTTGTGGCTCTCGGTGACTTTGACGGAGCTCGCTGGTTTGCAGAGCGATACATCTCATGACCTTTTGGCATCGGGTAGACGGAGCGTTAGCTAGAACATCGGCTAGATACTCTGTGGATCTTCGGGATGCTTTCATTTCGGCTATCAACATAGACAAGATTGTTGAAGAGTGGAATGCCACGCATCCGGCTGGCGGTGAAACAACTCCACAGCAAGCCAGAGAATGGGCTGCAGTTCATGTGCTGTTCTCTGATCAGGATGTTCTGGTTGCTCTCCGTAAGATTTATGGTGCAGGTTATCTGCTTGGTGAAGATTCAGCTCAGGCAGCAGTAGCGTTTCAGCGTGTCCGTAAAGCACCTAAAGCCGAAGACATTTTCAGCAAACTACAGATTGACTGGTCAGCGTGGAAACCTGGTGGCAACCTTGGAGAATTGTTGGTGCGACCTAAAGGCGGATTACAGTCATTGCTGGCTAAGGCTAACGCCACGATTAAGGGATTCAATGCCACCACAATCAACCGTATCGGCACGAGGCTCGCTGACGCTTTGCTGACCGGTGCTTCTGCTCAAGAATTAGCGAAGAACCTGCGAGACATTGTTGCTGATCCTGTGCGAGCCTATACGATAGCCAACACCGAAATGAAGCGAGCCATGTCAAACGGTGCGATGGATAACTACCGTGAACTTGGTGTGGAGCAAATGGAATGGTCGGCTCTTGACCCTTGCGACCTGTGTGCAGAGTTTGACGGTGAGCGTAGAGCTATCGGTGACGAGTTCGGGGATGGCGTGAGCGAGCCACCTGCACACACCAATTGCCGATGCACCCTTATGCCTGTGCCAGAGTTTACTGGCGATGATGACGGTGAGCAGGAATTTATTGAGATGGCTGCCGAAATAACTAAGGGAGTTCCAGGGCCATGGGAAGTTGCGAGAGCGTTAAGTCGGCTTGAGGTTTTACCTAACCCAGCTCACCCTGAACTTGAAAACCCAGAGAAGTTTGTTGAATCACCGTGGCAGGTTGTTGCTGTGCCGACCATTGATCCAAACTTGTGGAACGAAGCCAAAGTGGAGGTTCACGACCTTGACGAGTTGCTGGCAACAGATAGATGGTTATCTCGCAAGAAGGTCGCTAAACATATTGAGTCGATGGGTCAGGCGATCACGCCTTTCCGGTCTTTGCCTTTGATAGCTGTCGTAAATGGGCAGAGTATCATTATTGATGGGCATCACCGGTTGCTGGCGGTTTGGCTTTTAGGTCAGCAATCTTCGGCTTCTTACACAATCAGGATTGGATAACCATGGCTCTAAATCACATCAACACACAGGTCAACACCACCGCTCGCCTTTTGGTGAAGATTCCGGTCGGTGTGCAACAGACGGCTGTGCAGATTTACAACAACACCGGAGCAACAATCTATCTTGGAGATTCAAGTATCACAGCCACAGGAGCGACTATTGGAAACGCTCTGGCTAACGCAGCCTCGGTTCAAATCTGGCTGTGTGCTGGCGATGAGCTATACGCTATTTGTGCCACATCCCCATCAGGCTATGTTTCAGCTATCTTCTCAGGCTAAATGACAGACACAAGTTTCAAGCCACCAGCAGAGGTGCAATCCAACGCCAAACGAGGGTTGGAGCTAAGAGCGAAACACAACCGTGGAGGAACAGCGGTCGGTGTTGCCAGAGCAAGGGATCTATCCAATGGAGCAAACATTTCTTTGGACACCATCAAACGCATGAATTCCTACTTCGCTCGTCACGAGGTGGACAAGAAAGGCGAAGGGTGGGGAGTTGATTCTGCTGGATACATCGCATGGCTCTTGTGGGGTGGAGACGCAGGATGGTCATGGGCTAAAGGTATTCTTAGAGAAGAAGAGAAGAAAGACAAAACAACAATGAGCGATTTCGCAACAAGCTATGCAGCAATCATTAAACAAGAGAAACAAGCCGATGGCACTCTAAAGGTTTATGGCAAGGCAACCGATGACAGCCTAGACATAGACAACCAGATTTGTGACGAGTCCTGGTTGAAGCGAGCCATGCCAGACTGGTTTGAATCGGGAGGCAATGTCCGTGAACAGCACAGCAACATTGCTGCAGGTGTCGCAACCGATTACGAGAGCAAAGCCGATGGACACTACATCACCGCTCTTGTTGTTGATCCAGTCAGCGTCAAGAAAGTGGAGACCGGTGTTCTCAAAGGTTTCAGTATCGGGATTAGAGCTCCACGCCTAATCAGAGATGAGAAAGCGGTCAACGGTCGTATTGTTGACGGACAGATCATTGAGGTCTCCTTGGTGGACAGACCTGCAAACCCTAACGCTAAACTAATGTTAGCCAAAGCATCACAGTCAGGAGAACTTATGGCAGTACCGCAAAGCGTTCCATCGCCAGCCGAAGTGGCTCGCATGATTATCAAGACCGATGAGGTCACCGAAGAAACAACCGTGGATGACAAGGCGGTCGTTGTTGAAACCACCAGCGAACCAGTTGTTGAAACCACCGAGCCAGCAACCGAACCGGAAATCACAGGCGAAGAGGCTCAGGCAGTTGATTTGATTAACGAGGTCAAAAGCATTCTGCCAACCCTAGTCAAATATGATCAGGCTACCTTTGACCGAGCTAGAGAGGCACTCTCTGACCTGATTATTGTGGAAGCCAACGAGCAGAAGCAGGGTAGCGATGAGCGTGAAAGCATTAAAGAATTGTTGCAGGCTATCAAGCACCTGTTCCACTGGTATGCAGGTGAAGTTGCTGAAGGCGAAGTGGCGTCACCTGATCCAGCGTTGGTCGGTGAAGATGCCGATGACATTTATTTGGCTGCCGACCAGGAAGTAACCTGTGCCTGCAAGTGCGACAAGTGTGCTGAAGCCAAGGGATGCGACTCCGAGGACTGCAAATGCGACTCAATCAAATCTGCTCCACTAGAATTAACTGCAGATGACAGCGTGGTTGCTGACATCGTTGATAAGGCAGTAGCAAAAGCCAGAATAGCTGTAACCGAAGAGATTGCCTCTCTGCAATCTGCATTAAAGGCAGAGCAAGAGAAAGCAGTAAAGTTGCAGGGTGATCTGGAAACCGCTCAAAAGGCTGTAATCGCAGGTGGGCCGAAACGCTCAACTATAACCACCAAATCAAATGACTCGTCAGAACTGCTAATCAAATCTGCCGAGTATCTCACCAAAGCGAAGAACACCTCAGACCCTGTGCTTGCACAAGGCTACCGTGAACTAGCTAAAGATCTCCGTACAGAAGCGGAGAAAGGACAATAATGAACACTCCAAAGGCTTCAGACCTTTTCGGTGAAACATCACCAAAGAAGGCTGCTCAGTTGCATGAAGAATACATTGCTGAGTTAAACAAGTCACTTGCCTATGCAAGTAATGTCCCAGGTCAGGCTCCTGCAGTTGACCCGCTATCACAGATTGAATCTCTTGTAGCAAACAAATCTCTGACCGCAGATGCTGTCGGTGCTTTGAATGCTGCTCTATCTGCACAGCGTTCAGCGTCAGCAGACATGATCAAGGACATCACTCTATCCAACCCTCTATCTAGCTCGTTCGCAGCGTTCGACCTTGAAGCACCAGCCAAGTTGCTGACTCCAAGACCTACACCGCTACGCAACAAGATTGCTCGTAAGAAGGGTGTCGGTACTTCACACCGCATCAAGAGAATCACCGGATACACCGGTACAGGCACAGGCGGACAGAGCAACATCTGGCCTGGTATCACTGAGTCAACAACCAACACCTTCGGTTCAATCGCTTTTGAGCGTGGGCCAAAGATCAGCTACACCGCTGACGATGTTGTCGTGCCATACTTCAGTTACTCACTTTCTGACAGCGTTTCTTTTGACGCTAACTTCTCAGGTTTGGGTTACCAGGATCTACGCCAGCTATCATCAACCAGCACTCTTTACGCAACCATGCTTATGGAAGAAAGACAGCTTCTATTCAGCAGAGGAACAGCGTCAGGTTTGTCTGGTGCGTTGTCAGCTCCAACCGTAACTCTTGGTGCGAGAACTGCAGCAACTGGTGAAACCGGTCTTGGTGCAGCCACCTACTATGTTTACGCAACCAGCGATGCAGGTGCTTTCGGTGAGTCTGTTCTTTCAACAGTCGTATCTCAGGCAATCACCGCAGGTCAGGTTTTGACCATTGCTGTAAACAATGTCGCTGGTGCTCTTGGCACAAAGATTTATGTTGGAACTGCGACAGGTGCAGCAAACGCTCGCTATGTTGGTCGCATTACTTCATTGGCTGGTGTCCTTCAGGGATCAGCTTCTTTGGTCAACACCAACGACAACCTCGTGTTCAACACAACCGGAACTCTTGCATCGACAATCACAGGCGATACCTCAGCATACGCAACAGGCTATGACGGTATCTTGGCTCAGATTTTCACAGGCGGAACAGTTAACGAGATCAACTCACAGTTCTCAACTGCTAACCCTGGTGCAGAATTCCAAACCGTGTTCAGCACTCTGTACGACAGCGTAAAGGCTGACCCAGACGAGATTCTTCTCAACGGAGCAGACCGTAAGCAGTTGTCAGACGCAATCAAGAACGGATCAACCGCCAACTACCGTCTAAACCTAACCCAGTCAGAGACTGGCGATTATGTCGGTGGAGCAGTTATCGGTGGGCTACACAACGAGATCACAGGCAAGCTAGTGAACCTAACCGTTCACCCTTGGCTGACTCAGGGTGTCGCTCCAGTCCTTTCATACACCCTGCCAATCCCTGACACCGAGGTTTCAGATGTATGGGCAGTCGTGAATGTTCAGGACTACATGGGAATCCAGTGGCCTGTAACCCAGTTCGCTTACGAGTTCTCAACTTACTACCGTGGAACATTTGTCGGATACGCTCCGGCTTGGAACGGTCTAGTAACTGGTATCAAGTCAGCTTAATCGCTGATCAGGTTCGGGAAGGTGGGGATGTGCCTGATGGTGCATCTCCACCTTTCTAACTAACGGGAAGGTAAAAGTGGAGCGACTATTAGTTCCAAACGATGGTGTCAAAGGCGTGGATTTGACCACCGAACGAGGCACAATCAAATACAACGCAGATGCGTCTGGTGCAATCCTGGTTGATAACCCGAAACACGCAAGGCAGATGGTTGCCGAGGGTTTCACCAGAGCCACAGGTGTTTTCGGTTTCGGTGCGAACGGATCGCCTTGCACCGGTTGCGGTTTCAACAGCGTGTTCACCAAATACACCTGTCCAAAATGTGGGGTAGAGAATGGCTAACGGTATAAGTCCAATCAAGCGTGAAGTGTCTAGTCCTTATCTATCTTTAGACGAGTTCAAGAACGCTCCGACCGCTTTGGATTACGGCAACATTGTGGCTGGCGGTAATCAGGCTGCACAAGACGCAGAACTCACCAACGCCATCACCAGAGCCTCTTCTTGGATAGATCAGTACTGCAACCAGATTATTGGTGCGACAGCGGACTCGGAACAGCAGAGAACAAGACTCAAGCCTGATGGCACAATCCGTTTCCACCCTAAGTTCTTTCCGGTCGTAGCTCTCACTTCGTTCTCGTGGGGTATGACACCAAACAGCCTTGTGGCAGCAACCGACTGCTCGGTCGCATGGTTTGAAGAGCAAGAGATTATCTTCCCTTACGCTGGAACAGCATTAACCTATTCTTCGCAAGGGCCACTTTCTTTTGGCTTTCCAACCTCTTCACGCCAAGAGGTCTTTATTAAATATAATTATGTGAATGGCTACGGGAACACCCTGACTTCGGCTTCGGCTTCTGTCGGAGCGACCTCAATCACCGTGAAGAATGGCACAGGTTTTACTGCTGGCGAGACCGTTAAAATCTTTGACGGTGCTTCCACCGAAAACATCACTATTGCCTCAAACTACACTTTCGGGTCAACAACCATTCCGCTGGCTTCGCCTTTAGCTTACGCACATAACTCAGGGGTTTCAGTTTCCGCTTTACCTGCAGCCATCAAAGAGGCAACCATTCTGGTCACCTCCGCTTACCTGAAGATTCGTGGAGACGCCAGCCTGATCATGGCTGTGACCAACAGTCCAGGACAGCAGACTCCTGGTTCGCAGATGGTTGGTAGCGACATAGCTCACGCTCAAGAACTGCTTAAGCCTTTCCGCAGGATCAGATGAGCAGACAACAGGTCAGAGACGCGGTTGCCACATGGGTTGAAGGTGCAAGCATTCCGCACCTCAATCAAATCTTTACGAGCCATCCTAAGCGAATCAACTTTCAGGCGAACTCAACCGCAGGCGAATACAGCAGAGCAGCCGGAGTGGTCTTTATCCGTGACGAGTCCGAAATTCGCATCGCTGTTGGTGGAGCATACTCTGGTTGGAAACGAGTGGACTACACGGTTGATTTCCAAGTGTTCTTTCACTCAATGCAGAACTACGCTCAAGACGCTATGAATGAGTTTGATGCGATTGTGGATGCAGTTAAAGACCGTTTGCGAGCAGGTGGTCATAGACTAGGACAAGAGGATGGCAATGTGATTTGGCAGGCAGCCGAACCACAAATAAGCGTGACCTACGGTGAGCCAGCCACCAACGATGGTGGAGCAACCGAAATATGGGCTGCGATAGAATTCACAGTAACACAAATGATCCAAGCGTAGGAGTTACAAATGGCGAAATATCAGTACGATGGCGAGTCCGAACTTTACTTTCCATCTTTAGGATTAACGGTCAACCAGGGTGACATCTTTGAAGCACCCGAAGGTTTGACTGCACTAGGTGTAACACCTGTCACCAAATCAAAAACCACAACAGCAACTGAAGAAAGCGAAGCAACCGAATGACCGCACAAGCCAGCGTAAGATCCTATTTAGGTATTGCCAAAGAAGCCACAGAAGGCACAGTAGTAGCTCCGACCGCATTCATTCCGGTCGCTGTCGGCAAGCTAAAAGCCACCGACATTATTGCTCCGCTTATGGATGAGGGTCTGCGTGGAGCAAATGTGAAAGATTACAACTACATTCAGGGTCGCAAACACAGCGAAATTGAATTTGGTGGATCAGTATTCCCTGACACTATTCCATGGGCAATCGCTGGTCTGCTTGGCGATGTGACCACCACCGGTGCTTCTGCACCATACACTCACGCTATCTCGCTGGAAAACTCAACAGCGGTCGGTGGCAATGTGCAACCTACTTCTTTCACTTTGACCGACTTCTATGCTGCCAGCGTCAGGTCTTATCCTGGATGTCGCATCCATGATTTCACCTTGAACTTTAGTGCAGACGGTCTTTTGGAATACGAAGCTAAGGCATCGGGCTGGTCTTCCAGCGTTCCAAGCACACCAACACCATCGTTCACCGCTGTCCTGCCAACACCGGTCTGGGCTGCTACCGTGACCCTTGGTGGATCATCTGTATCAAATGCGGTGGAAGGCAACATCCAGATGAGCCGACCTGGTGACCCGATTTTCGGTATTGCCAACACTCAAGATCCATACACCATCTTTCTTGGTGCGTTAGAGGTCAAGGGTCAGTTGCGATTTGTGATGGAAGATGACACACAGCTCACAGCGTTCCTAAGTCAAAACTCAGCAAGCCTGCCAGCGTTAGTTATTAACTGGAGTCAGGGAACAGGTGCAAGCCTGACACAGGTGCAGGCAACGCTATCCAAGCGAGCCTACACCACAGCGGTTATTGACCGAGGCAAAGACCATGTTGAAATTGTGGTTGACATTGTTGGTCTAGGTAACTCGACCGATGTTGGAACAACAGGTGGATACTCGCCAATCAAGTGGAGCATTAAGAACGCCATCACATCTGGCACATACCAGTAAAGCGTGGCGGTCACAAGGGACAAACGCCTTCCTGTGTCTTGTGGCTGTCACTTATTTTAGGAAGGCTTAGGAAGGACAAATGAACACCATAAAACTGCCGTCAGGCAACACCGTAACCTTTAGAGACCCGAAATCTCTTAAGCACAAAGACCGTAAAACCATCTATATTGATGGCGAGCTAAACACCAGAAACAGCATTGAAATGATGGAGCGTATTATCGCCATCATGATCCAAGACTGGTCTTTTGACCTGCTGATTCCTAGTGCCAAATTAGATTCTTTAGGCGAGCTATCAATCCCTGATTACGATGAGTTGCAGAACAGGGTGCAGGGCTTGTTGCCGTCTATCTTCCCACAGTTGGCTCAAACGGATGCTGGTGAAGCAGACCCAAAAGCGACTGGCGAAAACTTCAACGACTAAAATGGATTGTGCAGGGTGGTCAAGCACATCGTGACTTTGATTACCCTGACGCTGAGTGGCTTTATTTCATTCTTGCCGAGCGGTTTGGCTGGACACCAACTCAGGTCGATGAGCAACCAGCAGCCACGCTTGATTGGATTATTGCCATTGGCAACATTGTTGATGAAGTTAAGAAGAACCAGAGCTGATGAGTGATCCAATACACATTAAGAACATGGCTCAGGTTCTGTCTGCCATCAAGAACCGAGAAGACAAGGTGGAATCTGCTGCCGATTTCGGTGTGAAACAGGTTGCCATAAATCTGGTTTATGAAACCCAGAAACTGCTGAACAATAACCCTCACTCACTGCGTGGTCGCTCTTGGAAGCCAAGTGGTCACATTGGTGGCAACGGATCACCGCCAAATCGCAGGTCAGGTCATTTGCGAGACAGTTTCCAAATCACTCCGGCAGGCGGTTTTCCAGGATACGCCTACAAAGTATTTCCGACCATGGTTTACGCTAGGTCGCTGGAGCTAGGTAATCCACGCTGGAAATCAGGTGCAAGGTATCCTTATCTTGAACCATCTGCTCGCAAGGTTAGAGCCAAAGCAGGCAAAATATTTCTTCAAGCATTTTTAAGTAGATACAAGGGTTAACATGGCTGGCGAAATCCCACCGATGATTGTAGAGATTCAGTTAGAAACAGCCAAACTGAAGTCTCAAATGAATGGTCTGCAAGATGACTTTAAGAAGATTGGCTCTAGTGCTAATAAAAGCTCAGGTCAACTTGGTGGCATGGATGGTGGTCTAAAGAAACTCACCGGATCTATCAAGGGAATGTTAGGGTTTGCTGCGGTCGCAGGAGTTTTAACTTCTAGTGCCAAGGCTGCTGCCGATGATGCCTCGTCAATGAAACTGCTTCACCTGCAACTGCAACAGTCGACTGGTGCAACCCAGGAACAGATGACAGCCATAGATGGTCAGATTCAAAAGATGCAAGACCTGACCGGAGTTGCTGACGATGAGCTGAGACCAGCCTTCGGCAACTTGGTGCGTGTGACTGGTGATGCTGATCAGAGCCAAGCGTTACTTGGAATTGCTCTTGATGCCGCGGCTGCGAAGGGTAAGCCTGTTGGCGATGTGGCAAATGCACTAGCAAAGGCTCACGCAGGTAATACAACTCAACTTGTGAGAATGTTCCCTGAGCTGAAGAAGTCCAAAGATGTCATGGGTGACTTGGCTAAAGAAACTAAGGGAGCAGCCGAAGCCGCAGCCGAAGCTGATCCGATGAAACAACTGAGCATTATGTTTCAAGAAATGCAAGAAACTCTGGGCAAGGCTCTGATGCCTGTGCTTCGTGCTTTCATGAAAATATTGAAACCGTTGATGCCGGTGATTGAAGATTTGGCTGAAATTATCACAATTGTAGTGGATGCTGTTATGCCTTTGATCACGGCAATCATGGATGCTCTTATGCCAGCATTCAAGGCGATTATCAAAGTGATTAAGCCACTTTTGAATTCCATCTTGCCTCCGCTTATTAAGTTGCTGGATAAGATTCTTGTACCTGTTTTGATGTTCTTGTCTGACATCATTGTGAATTATCTTGTTCCATACTGGGAGAAACTAGGCGAAGTTCTAGGTTTTCTCTTAGATAATGTGGTCAACTTCCTGGTGGCAGCCTTCCAGAAGATGCTTGAAGTTTTAGGGCCACTTTGGCAATTCCTCAAACCTGTTATTGACGGTGTCATGGCAATGTTCGGCATCAAGGTTGAGCCAGTCATCGCTCCAAAGGTGGATGACTCTGCCATGGAGAAACTTGGCGATTTATCTGACGCTGGTCTGCTTCCAACAGTCTCAGGGACAACATCCAAGAAGGGATCAAAACCTAAAGCCAACACGGGTGATAGCGAACAGGTAAAGGCTCTTAAAGAAACTCAAAAGCAGATTCTGCAAGCTCGCAAGGACTACCATAAAGCGGTTAAAGAAGCCAACGATGCTTATGCTGCTGAGATAAAGAACCAGATTAACGCTTTTAGGGATGTCTTTAGACAGGCAACTCAAATCAATCTTGGCGATCTGTTCTCCGCAGGTAACAAGACTGCGGATGCACTTGTTGAATCTTTGAAAGATAAACTTGCCGGAATCACCACCTTCTCCCAGGACATTGCAGAGATTGCTGGTGCAGGTTTCTCCAGCGACTTTGTGAAAGAAGTTATGGGTCTGGGGCCTGTTGCTGGTCACGAGTTGGCGAGAGCCATCATGGGTGCAACACCGGAAGTTCGCAATCAGATTTTAGAGCTTTATAACGCTGCACAAGACGCTTCTAGGAATGGCGTGAATGATGTGGCAACGACCATGACCGATATGTTTGCTGAAGCGACCCAGAACCTGACTGACGCTCTGCAGGTAGCCACAGAAACATTAAACGCCACTCTCATGACCCTCAAAGGCAAGGTCACGGACACGGTTGTAAAGGCTAACCCTAAGCCAACGCCAACTCCTACACCGAACCCAAACCCGAACCCGAACCCTGCACCGACCGTGATTATTCAAACCCTTACCGAAGCCACACCAGAGCAGATTGCCTCCACCGTGGTCAATCAGGTCAAGTTTGGCTTGCCTTATGTAACTCCGTCTGCCTCAACGCAGAAGTTCCAGCAATTCTTACCTCAACCCATAACCATTCCGGCTTCCCCGACACACTAGGTATCTATGCCACTTAACTATTACTCATTTCAGTTTGGATCATTTGTATTTGGTGGAGCAGGTTCGCCATACCAGATTTTGGATGTGGATGGTTTAGGGCTACCAGAACTACGAGTTCAAGATGACAACCGTGGCTATAACGACGGTATGTTTTCGGGTCGTGACTTTCTGTCTGGTCGCAATCTCACTTTTACAATAAATATTTTCAGCGATGCAACCAGGAACGCACAGCAGAATTTGGCTTTATTTAATCAGGCGATGGTTCCTCAGCAGTCTGGCACTACAGCTCTTTATTTTCAGTTAGCACCGACCGATACTTCCAAGGTTCTTTATGCGAGAGTGCGGTCGAGGCGTGTTCTTGTTGATCCTGATTACACTTATGGTTTTATCCGTGTGCAGGTCACCATGTTTGCACCAAACCCTAAATATTATGATCAGACTTTTACGACTGGCTCTATCTCTCCAGTCGCTCCGAGCGGTCGCACTTATAACCGAACCTATAACTTGAGCTACGGTGGTGGCTCTAACGCTTCGGCTTTAACAATAGTTAATTCGGGAACTTGGACAACTTATCCAACTGTGACAATCACAGGGCCAATCACCAACCCGATTTTGACCAATCAAACCACCAACCAGTCGTTGGCTGTTACCGTGACACTACAGGCAACTGATAGCCTAGTCTTGGATTTAGAGAACAGAAATGTGTTGCTCAATGGATCACCGGTCAGAAACCTTTTGACTGGCTCAAGCCAATGGTTCGGGGCTAGTCCTGGGTCTACGGTTTTCACTTTGACTGGCACAGCCTTTACCGCAGGTGTCACATCCGCTTCTGTTGTTTATTCACCCGCTTATGTTTAGGAGACTTTAATGGCTTTACGCACACCACCGTCATGGCTGCAGAACGGATCGCATCCAGCGGAAAACGACCGCCTGACCACACAAAGCTGGATTTCCAGCACAGGCATTATTGGTTCTTCTTCTTTGCAGGTGACCGCTCAGGCAACACCTAACATGACTGTGAATGTGGCTACAGGTTGGTGTGGCATTCTTTCCAGCACTTCAAACGCTGGCGTCTATGTGGCTTATAACGATGCAACCACCGTTTTATCTATTGCTACCGCTGATCCAACTTTGCCAAGACGAGACATCGTGGTGGCTACCGTTTCAGATGCCTATTATTCAGGCTCAACTAACACCGTGGCTTTTCAGGTCATCGCTGGAACAGCAGCAGCATCACCTGTTGCACCTTCAACACCGTCAAACTCTATTCTTTTAGCGACCATCGCTGTAGCCGCAGCTACGACCGCTATCTCGTCAGCAAACATTACTGATTCAAGAACCTCGGCAACCTCAAACCTGGTCAGCTCGGTTTTGAGTAGCGGATCATTCACCTCATCTTTGGTGACCGCTGTTGGAACTACCTCGCTTGCACCTTTGCGATTTCAGTCAGGCACAAACCTTTCAACTGCGACCGGTGGTGCGGTTGAATACGATGGTGCTGTCGCTTATTTGACACCAAACATTTCTGCCTCAAACACCACAAACGGTGGGCGAGCCTTATTGCCTGCAAGACACTTCTATGGTCTTAGCTCCGACCGAGCCTTGACTGCTGGTTCAAGCTCTGCTCAATCCATGTTCAATGTGGGAATCGCTTTGACCGCCTCAACCACTTATGAGATAGAGATTGTTGGTCAAATCTTCTTTACTCAAAGCTCTGTGACATCCAACGCTTACAGCGTGATTCTTAACTTCTCGTCAGCACCAACTTCTTCAACAGGCAACGCTTTATCAGGACTTGCTGGAGCGACACCGCTTAATAATTTGCTGTCATCCAACTCCTTTACGGCATACACATCTACTTCAGCAACTTCTCAAACCGTTCCGTTTATCTTCAAAGGTTTAGTTCGCACTTCGGCTGCCACAACTCTGACGCCACAGGCAAAGGCTTCAGGAACTAACACTTCGGCTTTCTCAATTTTGAATGGCTCGTTTATTAAGGTGACTCCAGTCGGGTCATCATCGGTCACAGGAATCGGAGCGTGGGCATAATGTCTGACGAGGTTAAACCGCCAACAAATCAGGCTTTACTTTTACAGCTAGTCCAGGACATAGCCGAAGTTAAATACAAACTTAATGTGGTTGCAGACCATGAAGAACGGATCAGGTCGCTGGAAAAGGCTCGCTATCAGTCAGCATGGCTAATCAGCGTTTTGACCGCAGGTCTTAGCTCTACCCTTGTTTATTTTATTGTGAAGGCTTTAGGAGCATAACCGAGTGAAGCGATGCTTGATTGTTTTAGCAATCTCGGCATGGCTCTCAATTGTTACTGGAATGCCAGCGTTTGCTGATCCGGTGGAAGGCTTGAAAGTTGATGTCTATACCTTTGATCCGAGGTCTCTTCCCGACCATCAAATAACGGATCAACTGATTCCGTGTGCCACAGATACAGCGTGGACAAGCGTTTCAAGCATTAACGATGACTGGGGAGGCGGTATTGTTGCTGGTTGCCAAGGAGACTTTGTGGCTATCCATTACACCGGTTATCTCACCTTGCCTGTGACTGGTTCTGTAGCTCTGCAATCATGGGCTGACGATGGCTTTTATTTATCTTTAGATGGCGAACCTGTTATTGAAGATTGGACTCTAAAAGGCTGTGGCGGATCAACCGTGCAACACGACTTTGTGGCTGGAGTGAGCCAGCGTTTAGACGCTTGGTGGTATGAATACGGTGGCGGTGCTTGTAACATCCTGTCGTATCAGTTCGGGGATTTGGCTGGAGCGATTCCGGCTTCAGCGTATTCGCAAGACCCTGCAACTGCTGTGCAGCCTAGTTTGATTCCACCGCAGAATGTGACCGTGGTCGCTGAAGGCACGACCCTCCATGTGAAATGGGATGCTCCCGAAACCGATACGCCTATTGAGCATTATGCGGTGACTTGGACTTACGGGGACAATCCTGGTTGGGGGATCAGTGCCAGCGAAACATCGGCTGACATAACTGGCTTGCCAGAGGCTACAGAAGTCTCTGTGCAGGTCAGGTCGGATAATGACTCGCTTGGTGTTTATTCGGCTTACAGCGACCCTGTGGTGGCTTCTACGGGTGTTTCTGTGGTTATTCAACCTACGCCTCCACCTGTGATTCCTGAACCGCCTGTTGACCCTGAACCGCCTGTTGATCCACAGCCACCGGTCGTTCCCGAACCGCCTATTGTTCCCGAACCGCCTGTGGTCAATCCACCTGTCGTGTTGCCACCTGTGGTTATCCCTGACCCACCTGTGGAAGAGCCAACTTCTCAACCTGCCAACCCTGAGCCTTTGCCTTCAATCACAGAGCTCAATCCAGCCGAGATTGATCCAACCACTTTGACCGCAGAAGATGTTGCCTTACTTATAGACACCGCCAACGCAACTTTAGAAACAGCAACACCAGGTTCGCCAGAATATGTTGAGGCTTTGGCACAGCTCTTTCTGGCAGCTCAAGCCGATGACATAGTTGTTGATCAACAGATAGCCAGCATTCCTGTGTTTGGTGCGACCGTAGTTGCACTAACCGATGCAATAAACTATTTAGGCAATGTGGGTGCAGACATGAGTCCAAAGGCTCGTGCCACAGCAAAGAAAGAAGTGATTGCTGCCGTGATTGTGACT